CTGTTGCAACGTGTCGTCAATGCACCTGGTGGAATCGCACCGTAAGCAGCTGCAGCGAGCGAATGCAAGGAAAGCAGCGGATGCGTATAGGCATTAAAAAGCCCCAGCGGCCCGACTCGCTGAGGCTTTGAACCCACTTGGCAGTGAAACCTGAGACCCATTAACTCAGGCAACGTGCTGAGCGTAGCAGGTCAGCTCCTGCGGCGTTTGGGCTTCCGGCGCTTGGCCATTGTTCAATGTTTTGTTAATACAGTCTAATGCCGGTGCCACGGCCGGCCCTGCGGTGCAGTGGGTTCAGCTCACGCCATACGAGATACCCTGCCGCGTCATTCATGTGATCGTGCCCCGATTCCTTGTCAGGCTCCATGCGTTCGTTGTATGCCTGCAGCTCTAGGCATTCGATCAGCCGTTTGCATCGTGGGTTGATCTGGATCCTGATTTCGTTTTTCCCGTTCTCCAAAGCACCTTGAAAAGCAGAAACCCGATCAGCGACCCTGGGGTTTGCTTTAGGCGATTGGTTGCTAATGCCATAACTGGCCAATATCTCCAGATCGGTTTTGGTCGCATTAGTCGAGCGGTTGCCACCTGATGCGTCTGGGTAACCGTAAAGCGTCCGGCCTGGATAGCGAGCGCAGATCTCCTGTGCCAAGGCATCAGTGTCATGGGCGCCGCTGATCTCATCGATGAAATGCAGGGCATTGCCAGACCGGATCGCGACCACTGCATTCATATTGTTCACATTGAAGTCGATCCCTATCCTCAGCGGCTCTTCACCTAACGGATCATCATCAACATCGGCAACATGCTTGGCACGGTCAAACCTGTCGTAGACCGTTCCCGTCGCAAGGTTTTGATAAATGCCTTCGAGGTATGCGCGGCATTGCTCATGGGTGTAACGGCTCAGCAGGTCATCGACAAAGCCCGGCCTGAGATTATGAGCATTGTCTGCGGTCTTCATCCGTAGCAGCGCTCGGCGCTTGCCCTCCCGTGCTGCATCAGTGCCAAACGTCTGGTAATGGAACCCAAACCCTTCTGGCGTTGAGTAGCAGTGCAGCTGGTTGAAGTTTCCGACCCTGATACGGCCCAGAATCTTGTCATAGGCACGCTGAGCGATCGAGGCTTTCGCAGTATCAACCTCATCGATGATTGCGAAGGCCCAGTCATCACCCACGATGCGTTGATAATTTTCAAACGACAGGCCAAGGATTGTTGAATCACCGCCAGGGAAATGCAAAGTATGGCTTACATACGGCGCCACTCGTGGGGTGTATGGAATGCCAAAACTATCCAAGAAATCCTCAAATTTTGGCGCCCAGATGCGGCGGACCATATCGCTGGTTGGTTCCATGACGCAACCAACAAAGCCCTGATTCAAAGCGGCCATCTTCACGGCAACCGCATGAGCGCAGTAGGTCTTGCCGCTGCCATAGCCAGCGCTGATGCCGATTTCAGGGATGCTGTTTGGTGATCCGCCTTGTGATGTAGCGATAGCACCAAGCCGCTCTACCTCGAAGGCGCTGAGCTGGCCAGGGTTGAGCGTTGCGGCGATGCGTTCTAGGAGGTCATCAACATCAGCCAAGGCTGAACGGCTGCCAACGGCCTCAGCTTGCAGTTCTGCGAGCCTGGCCAGTATTGGGTTATTCCTCTTCACTTGGCACTAATTCGTGGCCGGTCTTGGCCTGGATGCGAAGTAATACGGTGCGCTCTTGTTCTGGCGTGAGGCTTGCCTCAGCGATGGCTGATACAGCGGCTTCAATGCCTTCATTTCTTGCGCGCGTGACGGCTGCGTTGTCGCTGTAATGCTTGCGATATGACGGGCTATGAGTAAGCATCCATTGCGCTGATTTACTATCACCATCTTGAGCACAACTGGTGATGATATTTATGAATTTATGAGCACCAGCTGCACGACCTTCATTAAGTGCATCTAAAAGAGCTATTTCTTCTTCAGTAGGACTAGGGCCTTTTGCGTTTCCAATCCACTGTTTTAACGCTGCATAACTAACACCAACTGCTGCGGCGATATGTTCTAAGGCTGCGCCATATTCTGCGAGATGGCGAACAGCTTCGATCACTTTTGAGTTTAGCTTGTAATGTCGCCTTCTTAAGTTTGCCATTTTAAATAACTATTGCGAAATATTATAGCGCAGGCTCAATGGTAGCCCAGGTTTTGCCTGAGCGAATTTGGCGGATTGCATCGACTGAAACGTCGTATTGAAGCGCGAGTTCATATGGAGTGAAGACATTATTTCGCAAAAACTTTTTGATGTCAGCGACTTCAAAGGGCTGAAGCTTTGCGCTTTTTGGCGCACCGTAGAGACGCTTTCTGTTGATGGGAATTTCAGGTGTGATCACCTGCTCAGTCCTGAACGAATGGTTGCAGGATGGGCATCGACGGTAACGAATGCGGATGTCAACTTTGCGCCTGGTGCATGTGGTGCGAATGACGGGCTTGCCGCAGTTTGGGCAATCGATTGGCATTTGTGTTTTAGGGGTGTAAATGCCCACGAGATGGATCAGCCCCGCACTGCCTACGCAGTTCACTGCCCTGTCTTCCGCTTCAAGCGTCTTGTATAACTCCCCGTTGATGACTCAACGGGTTTATCAGGCTTCGCGGGCTTAATTAATTTACTTGATGTCGTTTGCCGTGGCATGCCTTGCATAGTGGCTCAACAGACCACCAAAGGGAATAATCCCCATGGTGATATTCCTGCGCAGGCTTAGGGCATTCAGAACAAAGAAAAAACCCAGGTTTTGGCCACTTGTGTTGAATGCTCACTCTGTTGCGCACGCGAGCACGAGCGTTCATCTTTTGACGTAGCTCAGGGCAATTGCGAGCCTTTTCAGTTCTTTTCTTGCCTTTGTCTCGCCAGGTTTGGCGCCGACGTTCCTCAAGTAATGGATCTGCTTTGACACGTGCAACTCTGCGCTGTTCATAAGCACGATCTTGCTCTCGTTTGCGTTCGGTTCTCATCTGTTGATCTGTGTAGGGACATGCGGTAGCGTCTCCGCCTAGGTAAGGGTAGAGGCCGAAGCCCCATGACGGTCAGTTGATGGTGGAAAGGATCGTATTTGCGTTCTGCAGGCGTTGCATCAGCTGAGGCAAAAGGTTGAAATGTCCTTGGCGCTTAGCGGCTTCGATCATCCCAAGAGTCTCTTGATGAAACTCTTGCCATTCTTGGCGGTGAGAAGGCTTGACAACCTTGGCCGCTTGAGCGTTGTGGCGAAGCGGAGCAGCTGCGAGGTTGGCGGCTTTGAATGCTGCGAGCTCTTCGGGAGTGCGTGGCCCCTGGCGGGACTCGATCAGGTCAAACATCCGAATTTCGGAGGTTTCAGCCAGGGCATCGAGATAGGTCTGGCAGCTCATTTGATTCGAACGAAGGGTGCCATCTCTGGCGTGATCACAGTGTAGACCATCTAGGGCATTTGTCACCAGTCAACCTGAGGTTCAGCAAGGCTGAACGGTGATGCACAGGATCGGATGCGATCCAAGGGGAGAGGTTTCCTGATGTCGGGGTCACCGCCATCAAGGCGAACAAACAGCTGGTTGCCTGGAGCAGGACCGCAAGTGATATGACCATTGGCCCATTCACCACCCTTGACGAGTTGGACTTCAACAGGGTGATTGAAGGGGGTCAGAGGTTCTTTGCAAACAACCTCCACAAAAGGGGCAGCCCCAGAATCCTGCAAAGAACGCAAAGAATGCAAAAAACCCCTTTTTTCGTATGTGAGGGGATTTTCTCCACAGGTTGTTTGCGTTGTTTGCGTTGTTTGCATGTTTTCGGGGGTGCCCCCCTCTTGCTCAGAACCTGCAATAAACCAAAGCGGAGAGGGTCTTCCTCCCGTCAATCCAGGGATGGTTTGACCGTGCTGCATGATCAATCCACCCCGTGCCAATTCCTTCAGAGCGCGGCTTGCCTTGTATGCGTACTGACGACCTTTGAACAGCTCATCAGCAACCTCCTTCTGAGAAACAGGAGCACCGACCTCTGAGCGCTCTTCGATGTAAGCGAAGACTTTGGCCGTGTCTGGCCCAAGGCTGTCGATCTTCTGCTCACGAGCCTCTTGACGGATTACATCGTCACCCTTGCCGTGTGAAACCCAGCTGGTTGTTCCATCAGGGTGATCCACTAGCTCACAGATCAGAGAGCCTCCTTTGCCGCGACCTGAAGCCGATACAGCGATCCTCCTGTCTGTTGGGATCTGCCCTTCCTCGACCTTTTGCAGCCAAGTCATCAGGAAGCCGTTTGACACCGCACCAGCGAGAGAGGTGCTTCCCCTTAACGCTGTCACCCAGCTGCCACCCATTACGCCTTTGTTGCTGTGGTGAATGACGACAAGCGTCGTCCCCGTGCCTACTAGAGCAGTGGTCAAAGCATCGACAGGGTTAGCCAGCTGAGGGCTTGCTTCTTCGATGCCCATCGTTGTGCAACAAGCAAACAGGGAGTCGACGATCAGAAGCGTTCCAGGAATGCGTAGGCACTCAGCCTTGATTGCAGCAATGCCACGAGAGTCGAGCTGGATACCTGAACCCTTTGACCAAAGGGATACGTTATCGACTAGGTGGTATTCAGACTCACCTTCGGCGTTAATCGTCTCAGTAGCCAGCCCCTCGCGGTGCAGGATGTGGTTCCAGTCGGTCTCGTCCTGGTCAGGTCCAGCGATCAGCAGGTGTGGGATCTTCTCGTGAAGAGGAAGCCCTAGGCAATCCGTCTCGCCTCTTAAAGCGGCTGCTGCAACAGCGAGAAGCATCGCTGACTTACCCACCTTGGGCAGAGCGACGCAGAGGTTCGACTGTCCGTACTTGAGGATGCCTTCCCAAAGCCAAGGACGCTTCTGCACGTCAAGGCGATCACCGCCACGTTTTGGAGGAGCGAGAGGCACCCTC